GTAGAAATAACGTCAGATGTATGATGACACTTACCAATAACAGAGCCATACACTACAACAGCAGCATCATCCTCCAAAAAATTGACAGAGCATTTAGGGTGCACGTCAGGAGAAATGGCGATTGTTTTAGTACCAAAAGTATCTGAAACATCACGGGCTTGTGGGCCAAGAACGAAAGACGAATTGAGTTTGGCTAAATCATGCAGGGCAAGTTGTAATTCTGAGATGAGCACAGCCACGCCACATCCTCTAGGGGTGTTTTCCTTACCTCCAATGTGGAAACCAACAATAGGCTTCCTAACGCCATCTCTGACGATAATAGACATACATTGGCCTTCGAATGTGTTCATATCCTGGAGGGAGTAATTAGATCCATTGAAATATGCATAGGTGTTGGTGACGGCACTAGCGAACTGCCACATGACGCGCGTGGAAAAACGTGTGCGGTCATTGTTCACACCGTACATGGTACATACTAAAGGTTGTTTAGCGTGTTCGGTGCAGAATTTTCCAAGGTTAGGAGGCAGGGGTCCTGTGTTTGGTACAAAAACAATAGCCAAATCAAGAGTTCCCACTCGAGGAGAGTGTAAAGGATTAAGCCAAAACTTGATTTTCCGAGATCCATAATGAATAGTAGCATAGGCAGTTTCGCCAGGAAGAAAATGGTGAGGAATGAGAGCTACGTTAGACTGAAGTAAGTAAACGCCGGAGCACTTTGTGCCAATGGTAATCTGGCAACTAGATTTCATAAAACTATTTTCAGCTTGTGCGAGGGTGACAGGGGCACCCGGGGTTGAGAGGTGAGTGGGTTTGCCTGTAATCCAAGTGTTATCAGTAGTGTCACGTTCTTTAAGGTCTGCAACGTTAACAGGAGATAAATTACCTTGGATAGTAAGGGAAGCACGTAAGGCTTTTATCACTTTCCCAACGCTGTACAAGACAGCCAGCCCAGCAAAAGCACCACAAGCGTATTGTACGTGCTTGTCGCGAGCTGAGATGAAGGTCTCGTTGAGACACGCACGGTTGTCAACGAGTTCATCGAGATAGGCGTTCTTCTTTGCTTCAATTACTCCAGAGCCAACCACTAAACAGTGGCCAAGACAGAACAAAACAGAAGGTATGATAAGAACATGATTAATGCGAGACATTAGGTAAATCCCGCAGAATGAGGCTAGTGCGAAATTGTACCAGTAGGTTCTGATACTTTGGCCTATAATATCCCTACCAAACCAAAGGATAAGGAAACGCACGTAATCGTTGTCCATCATAGGTTCAGGAACCCATGAGGACCACCTGGAGTAGGGAGACTCCTCGAACCAGCGATATCCTTCTAGTAAGGATTCAACCGCTAGATCTTCAACGTTTGTTTCGAAATTGCACCTGTTCTTCTTGAAAGACATATTAACTTCAGACGCCTTTGTGTGGAGAACTTGAGCAACGCGCTCACCATAATGTGGGGTGAGCTCACAGGAGCAGGTTTCCTGGAGTTTATTACAATCAGGGCACAGGTTGATAAGAGTTGAGGGCTCTTTAAAAGCATCAACGATGGTGCTTTGATTGGCAACATGCTTGGTGACTTTTTCGGCGACGTAGTTTAGATATTCGAAAATATCAATATCTTCCTTGATATATTCCCAACCTGCATGTTCTTGTTTTTTGTGTCCACCTCCAATTGGCTTCTTTATAGAAATGAGCCAAATGTCATTAATTTGGTTCAAGCTGCCAAAATGGGCGATGACCTTATCTTCATCCAGCATATTATCGGTCATAAAGGGGGCTTTCACTTTGGCTTCACTATGACAGTGAGGACGTCGTAAAATAGACATCGGATTGTTGGAGATAGCGTTAGCATGCAAGTGATCGATATTCGAAGTTATAGCAACGCCAGCAGGTTCAAGTGAAATTTTGCCTTTGTTGGGTAAATCTGCCATAACAGCGGTTTCTCGAATATTGTTACACAATTTGATGATCCAATCACCAGGTGAACCTTCCCAAAACTGGGATTTAGCATTTCCAAAGTCGTCAATCTTAATACCAGTAATGAAAGAACGGTATGATGACATATGTTTTTCCTTTTCGTTTAAGGTATAAACATATTCTGAAGTACAGGGTACACCAGATGCTTTTTGTATAGTGGATAATACTAGGTCGGCTAATGTTGATTTACCGACACCAGAGTCACCACTAATACTAACGCACCAAGGTCTTTTTCGCAGACCGCCCTTAACACGCATGGCAGCAAAATCAGCTTTAATGAGAGCTAGTTTTTCCCATTTCATCTGAATAATTTTCTTTTCTGCGCCATTAGGCATGGTTTTGTAAAGATTGTGAAGGTCTTCAACAAGATCGTCAAGTTCTTTGTCAAAGAGTTTTTCACTTTTGTCCTGGTATTTCTCCAGGTTGCCATTGCGGAC